GGTTCCACTCCTGCAAGGCCCCGCTGGATGTATTTCGCTATTTCGCACCGAATAAAAGCCGGTATTTCGCTTGCCTCGCGGGCGGGACCGTAGACGAGGACACCGCGGACAGCAAGATCGCGTCCTCTGAGCTGGCGCTGAAAGCGGAGATCGGGATCCCCGGGTTGGTTAAAGCACACATCGAGTACGTTAAGGCTCATACTACAACGGAGTACACAGATCCAAAGCAGGCAACCGCCGGGTACGGTGGAGCCGCAACCGCCGGGAACTGTGGAGCCGCAACCGCCGGGTACGGTGGAGCCGCAACCGCCGGGAACTGTGGAGCCGCAACCGCCGGGGACTCTGGAGCCGCAACCGCCGGGGACTCTGGAGCCGCAACCGCCGGGAACTGTGGAGCCGCAACCACCGGGGACTCTGGAGCCGCAACCGCCGGGGACTATGGAGCCGCAACATCGAGAGGGACCGTAACCGTCGGGGAGTGTGGTGCTGGATTGGTCCAAGGCAACGGCGTGAAGATCCGGGGCGGATTGGGCGCGATCCTGGTTATTGCGGAGGAGGAAGAAAACAGCTATGATCTTGCCCACTGGAAGGCAGTTGTGGTGGATGGTGAGACCGTAAAGGCAGACACATGGTACAAGTTGATGAATGGGGAACTGGTGGAGGCAGAGCAATGCTGACCGTCGTGATTCAGGTAGACGCCCCGCCTGGTCAGGCCATCGGCGTGAAGGAGCACCTGGCCATGTGCCTGGAGAGGTACGGAGACACGCGGGTGGTGGAGATCCGGGAGACCGGGGCGGAGCAGATGAGGATTGGAGGCAAAACGCCATGAACTGCCATGGATGCAAATGGCTGGACGAAACGCGGCCGCAGGGGGCTGGATACTGCAGCACAGTGGAGCGGTCCAAGGACTATCACACCATGCCCTGCATAATCGACTGCGGGCAGCGTGCGCCGGAGGTGCGCAGGCCAGAGCTCCCGCGGTGCGAATTGTTCGAGCCGGGGGATTTTAAAACTAGGTTCAGAAAGAGGGAACAACCATGACTGTAGTTTACAAGGAGCCAGGCTGCGCGCCTGAGGTGCGGGAGATTGGAAACACGTTGAGAGATTTCCAGACGTGTGTAGGCGGGTACATCGAGACCATTACACTAGCCACTGACGCTGTGATCATCTGCAACGAGGAGGGGCGGCTGATGGGGCTGCCACACAACTGTATTTTTTGTGGAGTGGAGTTTTGCGGGCCCATCATTGTGGCGGGTATAGATGGCGATGAATTTGCGAGCCTGGGTCCTGAGGAGATCTCGACGATCATTAGATGGTTTGGCTATGCCCCTGATGGGCGGGAGGCAGGAGAAAATGCAAAAAATGAAAATTGATGATCTGATTTCCACGTTGAGTCAACTGAGAGTCGAGACCGGCTCTCTGGCCTGCCTGGGCTGCGGGCACGAGCACAACTGTTCCACCAGTGGTTGCGCCATCATTCGGGAGGCGATTGAGGTTCTGCGGGATGCGTCGTGGATCAGTGTGGCAGATAGGCTGCCGGATGATGATGTGATGGTGTTATGCGTTGTTAGCGGCAGGCCACAGACGAATATCACGCTGGACGAGGCGATGGAGATTGCCTCGCACAGCCGTACAGAGGGGTGGATCGTGGAGACGTGGCCGGAGTGGGAGGACCCGACTGTCACCTACTGGATGCCTCTGCCGGAGCCGCCGAAGGAGGACTGACATGGAGAGATTGACAGAACTGCAT